CCAGTGTTCAAACATCCACGAATCAACTTCATCTTGTAGTCCTTCGTGAAACAAATGCTTCAGATATGCATCTATGGCTTGCAATTGATCTTTTGATATATTCACTGTGGAATTTTTATCAAGTCCTTGCCACACTGTGGAAAAAATTCCTGCGTTGTTGTCTGGTGTTCCAACGCCTCGATCTGTAACTATTTTACTATTGTGACCAACATATTTACAATAAGTGCTTTCGTCTCCAGAAAATGGGTATATAAAATTTTTTAATCCATTCTCAACATTAAATGTCTGATTAACTATTAAATTTATTCTACCAGACCATGTTTTATGATATGTCACGTAACGGCATCCAATACTAATTGCCTCCCTTATTTGAAAACAAATACCCAGGTTACTCATACTACCACGAGCTAGATTTAATACTTTATAGCCAAATTGATCTTGTAAAATTTGACTGTAATGATCTCGTTCTCCAGTCTTGGGATTACCATTTTTTGGGGCACAACTAAAACTATCGCCACATACTATAATATCGTATTTCATAATATCTTCATCCAATCAAGTTTTTCTTGTGTAAAGGGATAGTTGGCTTCCTTGTAGAATTGTTTACGTTTGGTCAAGTGACGCTTGGCAAATTTACATGTGGAAGTTATGTCCCAGATTTGAACATGGTCTTTGTCTTCTGCTTTGCGTATTCCACGACCGATGCTTTGGATAACACGTACAAAACTTTTGCCAGGCTCCACCAATACAAGATTAAAAATACGGGGAATATTGATGCCCACAGCAGCCACGCCATAGGTTGCCACAATAATTTTATCTGTTGCTTCAGCCACTTCGTCATATTCTGCCTGCCTCTTTGATCCCTTGGTTGCACCCGACACAAACACTGCTTTGTCACCCAACCTTGCAACCAGTTGTCTACCACACTCAGTACGGTCTACCAGCACTAGAGTGTTGCCTGTTTCGTTTACTTGACGCACCAAGTCTGCCATGGTGTCCAGTCTTCCAGACTCTTCCAGCAAGTATTTGAGCTCGCTTTGATAGTCCTTGTACTCCACGTGATCAATCAACTGCACAATGTTCACATGGCAGTTGGCCAACACACCTTGTTGTTGCAGTTCACTGGCACTGAGCTTGCCAATAACAGGGCCAAGACTGACCAGCAGTGCTTGGCTTTCAAACTTTTCTTTGGGCACAGTTCCAGTCAAACCCCAGCGAATTGGCACTCTAGCCATTACGCCTGTTAACAAGGTTTTGAGTGCATCTGCCTTGGCCATGTGTACTTCGTCCACAATCACGCACACCACATCTTCAAGAAACTCACCTATGGTACAGTCGCCTACTCCAGCCTTGGTATTCTTCAACAAGTTGTTTAGACTCTGCCAAGTGCATATTGTGTGTGTGCGTCCGTATTCTTTTCTGTCGCCAAAGTACACGCCAACATCTTGTTGCATGTTGATGTAGTCTGCTTCAGTTTGTGTTACTAAACTCTTGTTGGGCACAATAACAATACTGCGTCCATAAGGTGCCACAGCATTGCTCAAGGCTGCTGTCATAATGGTTTTGCCTGCACCTGTGGCCACTTCTTGTATGCACTGTGGGTTGGCCAAGAAGTTGTTGATGATTTCCACTTGGTAGTCACGCAACATGATAGGCTCACCTGCGGCCGGGTGTGTCTTAGGCCACTTCACATGTTCAAAACTTGTTTCAGTTACTGATTCAAAGTTAAATGTGTTCGAATAGTCACGCTGGTCATCCAGTTCAACATCATAGTCAAACTTTTCCAATATGGGCATGATCTCTGGCAACAGGTTCACATAGGTGCTGCCACCTAGTTGGAAGTATGCTACCTTGCCATCCCATCGTCCTAAACGAACTGCTGGCAAATAACGTGCGGCAGGGTTTTCATATTTGAAAGCATTGACCAAGGCCTTGCGAGCATCCAAGTCCAGTCCTTCAATCTTGATGTTTACTTCGTCACGTATTTGTATTGTGCATCTTTTCATGTAGTATATAGTAACACATGCACAAACAAAAGTCAAAAAAACAGGGACCGAAGTCCCTGTTGTAAAGCCCGGGGCGGAGCCAACCAATCCCCGGGAAACTCCACTCACTCACCAATCATCAAAATCACAAATGCCAACAATACTCCTAACACGGGGTGGCCAAAAAACACTAGCATTAATACGGCCACCCAAGCCATGTTAGGCACTCTTCATACATGTTGTCTCTGCAAGACGCTTCCAGTTGCCTGAAAAACTCTTACGCAAGTCTGCAATCTTCAATGCCATACGCAAGCTCATCTCACGCAAACGGTTCTGATTTGCTTCCATAAACTCAATGATCTCGTCCTGCACACAGGGTTCAAAATCATAGTCTGCAAACAACACACCGTCTTTGGCAATTTGTTTGATACGCAACACTTTGTCACGCATGGTGTCAAGTGTCAAGTCCAAGTAGTGACAGCGACTTTGCAGTGCATCTAAGTGATCACGCAATTTTTGCGACTTCATCTGATCAAACTTCAAGTTGGTAATAAAAATTACACTGCCCTTGAACTCGAAACGATCTGGGATGCCTTCGCGACGCAGAGTGCTGGACTCACTCAACCATGAAATGGTACGCTTCTTGCCTGAGTCTAATGCACCCTTCAGCAAGTTCAGTGCCACGTCATCCAACAAAATGCTGTCACAGTCATCAAACACCAACACACAATTATCGTCTGAATATTTGTACAGTGCTTGATACAAGCCAATGGGTGTTGCACTACCTTTGACAACTTCTGCACGAAGTCGCTTGCCTGCCAGTTTGTCAAACAGGGTGGCTTTTTCAATCTCTTGCTCAACACCAAACGATTTGCCAACTCCAGGAGGACCTGACACAATCATAGCACGGATGTCGCCGTTGACACAGGCCTTTGTCATCTCATGCAAGATGTCAAAACGCTCACGAATACGTGTCATGATTTGTTCTTCTGTCTCTGCCTCCGCTTGGGGCTTGGCAAATGCCACTGTATTTTCTTTGCTCACTGCATCTCCATTGACATACTCGATGTCGCTAATGTTGTTGACTTTGATACGGATGGTGTCGGGGCAGTTGGGAAATGCACCGTTGTTTTCTACTGTCACAAAATTACCTTTGGCACCAGATTGAAAACCTGACACAAGATTGAAAGCGATATTGCGAACGGGTTTGTTGCGATACACACCTTTAATAACACGAATTGCACTCATTGTTGGCTCCTTTGAAATGCGGTTGTTTACTGTTTATGTCTCTATTATAGCAAAAGATGGATTATTGGTCAACCGGGGCAAACATCTCTTGGCCTAGTTGCATAAAAACAACAAACGCCTTCATTGTGTTTTCGCCGTACATCATGCGACCATGTTTTTGAATGTCTTGCAGTGTTTCCAACAGGCCCATGCCCTGAAAGTCTGCTTCATTTTGAATTTGTTTGATTGCTGTTTCAATTTTCATTGCTGGCTCCTTTTTGCTTTGTATGCCATTATTATAGCATTTTGGGAATTATCGGTCAAGTACTACCAAAGTATTACTTTTTGAACTGTTCAAAGAAGCGGGTGTTGATAATGTCCATTTCGTCCTGCTCCACGTAGAAGTCAGTAGTAGGATCGTAGTACTGGCCCTGTTTGTTGTCATAATACAACACACGACCTGAGAAGTTGAACGGGCCTTCCAGTCCCTTGCGAGCACTGTATTTGTCACGCATGATGTCTATGGTGTCAACTACACGATATCCCATTGTTGGCTCCTTAAACAAGTTCTATTTCTTCGATTTCGTAGACTACATCTGCCCGGTCCTGGCCGTCTTCTTCCCAGCCCACCAGCAGTTCCTCTACCAGTGCCTTTGCCTGCTCGGGTGTGCTACATGCACCCATATTATAAAACTCATCTTCTCTATCGCCCCAACCTTGCACTTGCACGATATACATTTTTCTCATTGCTGACTCCTTTTTGCTTTGTATGCCATTATTATAGCAAAAAGGTTATTTCTGGTCAAGTACTACCAAAGTATTACCTAACACCAGTTGTTTGCAATCACAGGATCAGCAGTGCATTCGTGTGGTTTGGGCTTTCCGTGAAATACTAATATGCTGGTATCACCACCAATGTATGCGTTGGAACCTGAGCCAGGTGCATTGGGTTTTCGTGTGGAAAAATTGTAACCGCCGTCTCTTACTTGCCATCGCCAACTTTGTAAATGTTGTTGATCAAAATGTCTGCGTTGATTGGGATCAATGGCCACCTCCAGGTAATCTTGATCTCCAGGATATTTTACAACTGTTCTGTTGATGTCTAATTGATCAAACTCGTGCCATACATGGGCAAACTTTGAAACGTTCCACCACATTACACTGCTGTTCATGCCCGAATAACTTTTGCGTTGAAGATACCTAAAGTCTCTAATGGTCCAAAAGCATTCTGTACTCAACGCTGGGATCCAACTCAAATCATTTATGATCACACAGTCAAGGTCAAAGTACAACAAATTGCCCGAGTAGTGTTCAGGGTTGAACAACTGCATTTTGTACCACCATTCGCGTTTGGGTCCCGAAATGCCTGGCCATTCTTTTACAGCGTGTTTGATCATGTGTGGTGGCACTGATCTATCCTGCTCGGTGTACACATGAAAACGTATGCCATCAGGCAAATGTCTTGTCAACATATTGTACAGTTTTTCCACATACACCCAGTCGTAGCCAGTGCCATGTATCACACATGCACAATCAGTTATGTTGTCAAGGCGGGGGCGATTCTTTTTAGCCATAGTCCTTCTCTTAGTTCTTCAACAGTGTATTCAGTGTGGCATATTTTTGCCAACCACAGTTCTCTATCTATCGTGTAAGGTTGTTCAATGTCAGGCATACCCACTGCAACAGGGTATGCCAGACTACTGTGGGCTACAATGGGTCTGCATCCTGCAATACCTGCTTGTATGCCCGGTCCTGAATTGTGATTCACAACTGCATGGCAGTTGAAGTGCATGTCAAAACTGTCGTAAGTGTTAGCCACGGGTCTAGCAACTTCCATTGTGGTATTCTCAGGCATGTATGGCATTCGCAGTGGACTACGTGGATGTGCTCGTATGCATATGGGACGATCAGTTGAGTTGCGTAGTTGTTGAACTTGCATCAACACCCACGATTCCATGCTGCCTATGCCAGCAACTTGCAAACTGTTTCTGTGCTGTGCGGCAATGATGATTTCTGGTCGTGGATTAACTTGTGTGGCTAGACTTATTTGTAACTTTTTAGGGCGACTCATATCCAGATTGTGCTCATGTCCGTAATAGCCATCCCTGGTGATGTGATTTACTGCCAGTTTCCAAGTCTGTCCACGATACAATGCACCGATGTCTATCACAATCACAGGTTTATTTTGTTTGCGGTAGTGCTCATACACTGCTTGATTGGTTTTCATTCTGCCGTGCCACAACACTGACCAAATCACTGCGGCATCTGCAGTCATGGAATTCTCTTGTGTTTGTATGCCTGCGGATTGGCAACAATCTAAGAAGGCACTCATCACAGGCCGGCTGTTCATGGCACATTGGGCAGGAAAATAGGCTATGGATTTGATCACTGTAAATACGCTTATGAAATACACTGTAGTTACCACTTTTAACGCTGAAGGTTACAAGACTTACGGCCGCCGCATGATCGAAACTTTTTTGCAAACATGGCCCCGAGATATACTGCTCAAAGTATACGCTGAGGGCTGCACTGTTACCGAAACTGCACCTAACTTGCAAGTGCTGGACCTAGAGGGTGCAAGTGCAGACTTGGTTGCATTCAAAAACAAATGGCGTAATGTGCCCAAAGCCAATGGTGATATTGGTCCTGGAAGCGAACGCAAAGCATTCAAATGGCAAGCAGTGCGCTTTGCTCACAAAGTGTATGCCATATTCCATGCCGCCCGTCACTGCACTACAGATTGGTTGATTTGGATGGATGCAGACATGGTGTGTCATAGTCCAATCACTGTGCAAAAGATTTCCTCATTCTTTCCAGATGATAGAGAACTGTGTTATGCAGGCCGTAGCAACAAGTTTACCGAATGTGGATTGTACGGCATGAATTTGAAACGTGGCCCTGTACAAAAGTTCTTGGCAGAGTTCCAACGCATGTATGATGATGCTGACAACGGTATCTTTACGCTGAGCGAATGGCACGACAGCTATGTGTTTGACGATGTCAAAAATCGCAGTGGCCTGGCAGAGCTCAACTGGAGTGCAGGCCTAATCAACGGTGAAGGTCATCCGCTTATAAACTGTGAATGGGGTGCATACATTGACCATCTCAAAGGCAAACGCAAAGGCGATGGTCGTAGCAAACTCAAGGACCTTGTGGTCCGCCGCACTGAAAAATACTGGCAATGATATTTTTAAGCAAGAATGGCGATGACGAATACATTGACATGTATGCACATGGGCTCGGACTTGAGAGTACACCCTTAGAAACTTGGCGTTACGAAGACAGTGACGAGCCACTCATGCTACGTGGCATTATGAAACACAAAATCATCAAGCAGTGTTGGGCAGATGATAGACCATTTAGATACATGGACTCGGGCTATTTGGGCAATCGCCCTGGCCATAAAAATCCTCACGGTTGGAAACACTGGCATAGGATTGTTCCCAACAATTTACAACACGATCAAGTTATCCCACGACCTAGTGATCGCTGGAATCAACTCGGACTAGAAGTTGCCAATCGCCGACGTGGCAGTCATATATTGATTGTGGCACCTGACGAAAAGCCTTGCAAGTTTTACGACATAGAATTAGACACATGGTTGGCAGAAACTGTAGCCACAATCAAACAGCATACAGATCGACCCATTGTTGTACGTGAACGCAACAAAAGTCGCATGGATAGAAAGACCAATCGTGTAGAAAAAGCCTTAGACGATGTACATGCCGTGGTAACGTTCAACAGCATAGCAGGCACAGAAGCTGTCTTAGCAGGTGTGCCTGTGTTTGCCATGGCACCCAGCAATGCTGCTAGACCAGTGAGCAACACTGACTTGACCCGGATAGACAATCCGTGGTTTCCCGATCGTGATCAAATATTGGACTGGGCATATCATTTGGCGTATGGCCAGTTTCACATAGACGAATTCAAGAACGGACAAGCAGAAAAGATACTTAAACAAACAGAGGAGATATTAAGTGCATGAATTTCAAGGGTGGTGGTTCCCAGATGCTGAATCACACTTTCCAAAGATGTTGAAGAAAAGCATAGACAAAGGCGGACCTGCTGAGTACCAATATCAAGTTCGAGACCGTAGTATGACCTATGTTAAAAAACGTGGCATAGCCCTGGACATCGGTGCCAATGTGGGATTGTGGAGTCGCAGTCTTTGCAAAAATTTCAAAACTGTTGTTGCGTTTGAGCCAGTAGCCATGTTCAGAGAATGCCTAATACGAAATGTTGTTGCCAACAACCTGCAAATCAAAGACTTTGCATTGGGAGATACACGCACAACTGCCACCATGATCATAACAGAAGGCAATACTGGGCACACGCACATTGATCCTGCTACACTGGGCACAGGCGAAACTGAGGTATACAGACTGGATGATCTGGACTTGGACACAGTAGACTATATCAAAATGGACTGCGAAGGCTACGAGTATCGTATCTTGCAAGGTGCAGAGGCAACTATCAAAAGATGTAGACCTGTTGTTGTGGTAGAACAAAAGCCACATGATGCATATAGTAGCCAGTATGGACAACACGCTGCCATTGAACTCATGCAGAGTTGGGGCATGGTGCGGTTAGACCAAGTCAAGGATGATTGGATCATGGGGTGGAAGTAAAGTATGCATGGTCGCCAGCAGTCAAAGGGGATTTTGAAAAATGGACTTTGGAGCCGTGGCGGCGTAAGGGACTAAAAACATTTGATCTAATAGAAGATATTCCCGAAGATCATGTGCTGGTAGTAAGCCACTTTGCTCCGTGGTGGAGCCCTCTCAAAGAATGGATTGCCAACGAACGCCCTTGGATTGAAATAGAGTTTGGTTATTGGGGAGACAATGACCCCAGACGCAACACTCGACGGGTTACTTACTGTGGGCATCATAATCTCAATATGCAAACTCGACCTTGGCCTAGATCGCAGTTGTTTAACGAACCACGTGCCATGCACAATTGGCGTACTACACCTGGTCAATACATTGTAATTCCCAAGCCTGTAAAAGAAATACTAAAACAGAGAACTGGAGAAGACATTGTAGAATGGTGTGAAAAAATGGAAAGCACAGTCAGGCAATACTGGGACGGCGAGATTGTATGGCGAAACAAAGGCGGCAGCAAACCTGGACGTTGGAACAGTTTTGTACGATTGTTGGATGATGCACATGCTGTGGTAGGAGATCGGACCATGGCCTGTGTGGAGGCTTGTCTAATAGGCGTGCCTGCTTACACTATAGATCATAGCATGACCAGCTTGCTCATGGGGGGAGTAGAAAACTTGAGTAGCATACAACATCCCGATCGATCAGACTGGTGGGATCATATTTGCTGGAGTCAATTTCATATTTGGGAATTCACTGACTGTGGAAAGTCTGTGGCCGACTTGGTTGAATCGTACCAGATTCACAAATAAGGCAAAAACTTTTGATAAACACGGCCGGCTCGTGCATCCGCATCGCTCCAATGTGCGGCTGCCAAATCATACATCCATTGCTCTCTAGAGAATATTTCTGGAGTTTCAATCTTATTCACATCCTTGTTGGCCACTGACCAAGCCACACAACTGGAATCATCTGCAAACACAGGAATACCTTCACACACTGCTGCCACACTGGCACTGCTGTTGAAAAACACTGCCGAATGTGCGCCCTGCAAGTTGTCAATCAGTCGACTTTGAGTGGGCTCTAATATGACTACATTTTGTCTTTTGCCCATTTTGCTGTTGTACATAGCAAAGTCTGTCATGTTGTATTGACCTGGATGTGGTCGAACATAAATTTGTCTACTGCTCACTGATCTAATTTGATGTATTTTATCGTGCAACCAGGTCATTGGATCCAGAGTTTTCATTGCAAACCCACCGTCTCTTTGCATGCAAATCAAAACATGCCCGGCTTGATTGACTTGGGCTGGTTTTAACTGCACTCCCAAGGTGCGACTGATTTCCAACCATTTGGTAGCATCACTGTTGCGGTTGGCATACTCAGCACGGTCATAAAATGGACCGTTGAGACTGTATCGCAAGTAATTGCCATGATCATCAAGATACTTCCAACATGACGCATCTATGCACATGGTTTGAAAACCCAGCCTTCGCTGTTCAGGAATGATTTGTTTGCGCAGTGTGATGTTACGACCACCAGTGTTTGTGGTAGCCCACCCCAGCATCACAGCCAACCGACTGGGAGTATATTTGTGTTCCCATTCTACCTTGACTGTGTGTCCTGTTGCTCGCACTCCATCAGCAAAACTTTCCAGGCATTGTATTTTCCTAGAATGTTTTTGTGGATTAGCAACACTGCTAACGTAGACTACAACATCAACCACCCTGAAGGATTCTCCATGCTGTGCCGTCACGCATTTCTGCTTCAGTAAACTGACAATACGCCATGTGTGCTGCCCAACGTTCCACTTCATCCAGTGTGGGAACATAAGGTTCGTTGATAGCATCCAAGGTCTGACTGCACAGGGCTGCGGCTGCATTGGGTCCCAGTGTGATAGCAGGTTTGCCATTGAGCAAGGCTTCGCCTGCGGCAATACTGGAGAATGTGACCAGGCAATGTATGTCTTGTTCTAGTGCATGTGCCATTGAGTCGTCGCTGGTTCTGGCAGTGCGGCCAGGTTTGCGGCGAACAACAACTTCTCGATCTGTTTTACCAGCAAGTTCTTTAAGCACATTGTCCAGCCACTGTTCTAGATCAATGTCATACAAGTTTAACAACTTTTGACTGGGCGGTGCCAACAATATCTTGCTGCCACGATAGAACTTGCGTGGTTGAAATCCTGTTGCCCCTAGTCTGTCTCTGGGCCTGTCTATAATAGGTCCAAAGTTTTGCACATCATTTCTAGTCACACGATGAAATGTTTTCTTCTTGCCGTTGCCAAAATAACCTGTGTCTATGTAGTAAAAGTCTCTACCAGCTTCTTTGCAAGCTCTCATCTCTTTGCGTTTGGTAATGCCACGCAGGATAACCGGTGTCATTGACTTTTCACTCTTGCTCCAAGTGGTTATTTGTCCACCTGCACCTATGGTAAAACTTTGTAAGATAGGATCAAACATTTTTCCCTTTTCTGCGTATCTAAATTCACTGTCAATGGCATGCACCGCTTGATTATCCAATGCACGTATTTTTTCTGACAATGCTTCTATGCTCAATCCGTAGTAGTCGCCTGCTGGATCCACACGATACTTGATCAAATCTCTAAATAATTCAGCCAACTCCGGTGGCACCATATCCAATTCATGTCTCGGCAGCGGTGCTAGTTCTTGTTCATCGTCCATGTTGTGTTCTCTGTTCACAATAATCAGTTAGCAATCTTTCCTTGTGCCAATCTTCTGCAAAGTTGCCTGCATCAGCAAACTCATGAAAGCATGGTGTACCTAGCGTGTAGTGTACCAGTTTTGCCAAGGGATTCCATTCATACTCAACATCCAACCAGTTCCATTCTGGGGGCAGTTCACCAATGCGTTCATCTTCTAGCCAGGTGAATCTGTGCAGTTCTGCACCTGTTGATTTTTGCACGAACTCCGGTGTTAGTTTACGATTGGGAAAACTACTACAGTTCCACAATATCACACTTGACCAATTCTTGCGCGGATAGTCTTCGTTTTTGCTGCCAAGATACTTTTCAGTCATGCGTGTTTTGTAGTCATGTTTTACAACCATGACGTCTTTGTAAGGATTTTGTAACTTCCATAGTTCTACGACATCGCCACGCAAAATCATGTCACCGTCAATGAATATGGCCCATCCTGAGTAGTCCATCAAGTGTGGCACAAGAAAACGGCTGTAGATAAATTGATTGCTGCCATCAGTGTGTGTTTCATCATAGTCTCGGAACAAGTTCAATGCCACAGGAACGATGGCCACTGGCTGACTGGCATGTCTAATAATTGAGTTCACGCATGTATGATATGCAATAGCTTCTCTAGGATCATATCCTACAAATACTGGAATTGGTTTCATTTACGTTCAATATCATCTTCAACACAGCGTTCACCGTATTGTATTTCAATCAACTTCAAAGGTTGATCAGTTTCGTTACACAGTTGATGCCACTCATTGACTTTGATAAATGTGTGCTCATGCATGGTCAGTTGGCATTTGACTTCTTGATCAGTGCTGGCCTCATCCAATGTGTATACCGTGGCTTCGCCCTCAGCCACAAACCAAAACTCTGCACGACTATCGTGTCGTTGCATGCTCAAGCATGTTTTGGGCATCACAGTGAGTTCTTTTAATTTTGTATTAGCACCAACTTCGTGCAACACACGATAGTAACCCCAGGCACGATCAGTTTTGGGTGTTTTCCACTCTGTGAGAATCCACGAACTTGAATTCATCTTGTGCTCGCCGCCTACACCAAATTGAAAGTCCACATCATCAAATACCATTTCGGGACAGTTGACAGCAGTACGGTCACCACCATTGGCAAATATAAATTTGGTTCGAGGCACAGTATAATGTGCTCGGGCAACACGGATAGCATCTATGGATGTGTTGTCTGCATCATCAAATTCAATTACCTTGTCTACCATGCGTAGATTTTCGATGATGGCTCTTCGTTCGCTGGCAGACAAAAACGGTCGACCTTTTTTGCGTGTGAGCCAAGCGTCTGAATTAATACCAACCACAAGCCTATCTCCCAGTGCCCGAGCGGCTTCAAAATAGGCAATGTGCCCAGAATGTAGCGGATCAAAGCCGCCTGTGACAATTACAATTTTCATACAGATATTTATCTGCGTATATTTTGATGCTCAAGTATCAACCGCAGTTCAGGGCTGCCATTGGGATTTTTTACTGGGTTAGCAGTAAAGTTCACAGACTCTGACCATGTAATGTTGCACTGATCAAACTGTTGTTGTATTTTTTGCAGCCACCAGTCTGCATTTTCTATGATCAAGTGTGCATTGCGTCCGTCGGGCAAGCGTTTTTTTGCAGGATAACAAGCAATGATCAAGAAGGCTGCACGAGAAAACTTGCTTTGCATGAGCGTCAACGACTGATCTAATTGATCCGGTTCAAAGTGTTCTATCACATCACAACTGACCAGACAATCATAGGTGCCAGTAGGCACAACCATATAATCAGGATTGCCAGGATCATAGCCTCCCAGTTCTTGAATACTGGGGAAATCTTGTTCCACGCGGTTGAGAAGATTGCCATTTGCACACCCCCAATCTACTAGACTCCAAGGTTGGTATTTGGTTACAAAATTATGTACCAAGTCATACTTGGGCAAGAGTTCTTTGTACATTCCTGTCATAGTGTTATATATGATCGATGCACCAACCACCAGAATGCTACCCAGGCTTCAAAGAAGAACAGCAACAAAAAGATTTCCATCTCTGCCAAATCCCGTTGCCAGCGTTCTTCATCAGTCATGTTATACCGTGATGTCTTCCATGCCTGCTGTGCGCAGTCTTACCACGTGACCCATTTGCCACTGCTTGGTGTCTAGGCCTTTCATTATGCCCAACCAACGATTGCGTAGCAGTGCCACTTCGTTGATGATGGTTTCAAAGTCCACAACTTCTTCTTCACCGTCCACGTACTTTTCAGCATCACGTGCGGTCAAAGCACGAGCATACCCTTCAAGATACTTCTTGAAATGTCGAGTACGTATCTTTCTCAATTGAATATTGAGAAAGTTCAACACAGCTTCAATCTCTTGTAACTGGTTGAACCTATGCTCAGTTATGCCTGGCAAGGCAGTGATGTTCTTTTCCACCAAGCCGCCAATTTTGCAGTCACGCTTGGCATCTGTGAGTTCTGACTCAAAGTGTGCAATGAAGTCAGGTATGTTACTAAGATCTGCTACAACTTTACTGTACCACATGTGCGTTTACCCAATCTTTATATTCAATTTTAAATTATCAATTTCTTCTTTGAGACTTGTTAAGTCTGCCCAACTTCCTGGGTATCTTAAATCCAGCAGGAGTATTTTTAATTCTAAATATCTTCTGAATCGTTCTTTTAAAGTTAGCGTGGGATTAGACGATATATCAAAAAAATGAGTTGCATAATTTTCATTGTGTATTCCCAACTCGTGTTTCATGAGATCCAGTGGTGTATTTTTTAACAATACATAAGGATGTGCCAAGGTTACCCCAATTACAGTGTCATCTAATAGATATTTTTGATATCTTTTAAACATCTGTATATTGTCGTCATGATCTTCCAGCGTTTCGGTTGGATACGCAGTCATCATTAATAGTGCATTTTTAATCTTGTACTTTGAACACATTTCTAAATGATAGTCTATGTCTTGATTAGAAAACTTTTTACCAATATGTTCACGCACACGATTACTGCCTGACTCAATGCCAATTTGTATGTTGTTGCAGCCTGCGGCAGACATTTTTTGATATAGGTATTCATGATGTTGTGATTTAGGTCTAATAATAAACTGCCCTGAAAAAACAAGGTCTTCTAGTTGTTTATTTTTTGCCTTGAGATCAACTATTCGATCATTCAGATCTACAAATTGTTTTAAT